GATGGCCAAGTCAAACAGAACGACTTCCTCGGGCAAAGTCTCGTCGAGGATCGCGGCCTGGATGTCCGGAGCCAAGGTCGTCAGGTTGACCATGCGGCTCACGTAGCTGCGGTCGATCTTTTCTCGATCAGCGATCTCGGCGAGATTGCGGGCTTGCCCACCCTCGATCTGCCGCAGCCAACGGTGGCCACGGGCCAGAGCCACTTGTAGCGCCGTCGGCGCACGCTGGCCGGGCAGCGCGGCAGAAATGCCCTGCGGCACGACCACCTGCCGCCGTCCACTGTAGCGTTGAATGCGGATCGGGATGGCCACAGTGACACCGCCATCTTGAGAGCGCAGCATCATCGCGTCCCCTGGAAACTCCACCGTGGTCAGCCTCATGCTGTTTGCCCCTCTGCCGTGGGTGCGGTCTTTCGGCCCGCCGCCCGCACCACGTCCAGCGCCAGGTTCTCGACGCCATTGGGATGCAGACGCACCTGCATCTCGTTGGGCGACACGACGATGCGTTCCACCAGCAACAGCACGATGCGGTGCTGCTCCAGAGGAAAAAGCTGCTCCCATACGGTGTCGATTTGGGACAAGGCCACCGCCACCTGCATCTCGGTCATGCCGTTGGTCGCCGCGTCACCGCGCTTGGCGATCTCACGCCAGACCTGCGCCACCATTTCCGGCGCGCGCAAGATGCCGCGCAGCTGCGCCACCACGGCTTCTTCAATCTCACCGGCGGGCAGCATCCTCACACCCGATGCGCCGTGGCCTTCCTTGGCATCGCGCGTTGACAGGTAGGCGGTACAGCCGCCCGCCACGCCCCTTGGTGGCGTGTGGCGTCATCGCGCGGCCATCGGTGGTGTAGATCAAGCCCTTGAGCAGCGCCGGGCGTTCGGTACGAATTTGACCTTTGCGCGCGCCGTTGGGTTTGGAGGCCAGTGCCGCCTGCACGGTGTCCCACTGCGCCAGCGTCACGATGGGTTCATGCTCGCCGGAGTGGGCCACACCTTTGTGGCGGATCTGGCCCAGGTACATGGGGTTGTTCAGGATTTTGTAGAGCGCACCCTTGTCGATGGGTTTGCCGACACGGTCTATTCCTGACTGGGCCTTCCAGGATTTGGAGGTCACACCCTCGTGACGCAGCTGCTGCACAAACAAGGTGGTCGATCCGGCGCGCGGGTACTCGATGAACATGCGCCGCACCACGGCGGCTTCGACTTCGTTGATGACCAGCTTGCGCGCCACCACGTCGTACCCGAGCGGTGGCACGCCGCCCATCCAAATACCCTTGCGCTTGCTGGCAGCAATCTTGTCGCGGATGCGCTCGCCAGTGACCTCGCGCTCGAACTGAGCGAAGGACAGCAACACGTTCAGCATCAGCCGCCCCATTGAGGTGGTGGTGTTGAACTGCTGGGTGACCGACACGAACGACACCCCCTGGCGCTCGAACACCTCGACCATTTTGGAAAAGTCCGCGAGGCTGCGCGTCAGTCGGTCAATCTTGTAGACCACCACGATGTCGATCAGCCCACGCTCGATGTCGGCCATCAGGCGTTTGAGTGCGGGTCGTTCCATGTTCCCGCCTGAGTAGGCAGGATCGTCGTAGTCGTCCGCCACTGGAATCCAGCCCTCGGCGCGCTGACTGGCGATGTAAGCATGGCCTGCATCGCGCTGGGCATCGATGGAGTTGTAGTCCTGATCCAGCCCCTCCTCGGTGGACTTGCGGGTGTAGACGGCGCAACGCTGGCGTTTTTTGCTGGGGTCGATAGTCATGCCCGCACCTCTTTGCCATTTTTCTGCGCGTCGCGCAAGCCAAAAAATGCGGGACCCGACCAGCGGGAGCCTGAAATTTCATTGGCGATGGCGGTGAGGCTGTTGTAGGGCTTGCCGCCGTACTCGAACTGGCCATCGGACATGGCGACCACACGGTGCGTCTTCCCCATGAAATCGCGGGTCAGCACCGTGCCTGGAGCCAGGCGCACCAGTTCGCCACGCCCCGCCTTTTGCGCTGGCTTGGTCTGGTCGAGCAAGGCATCGATGCGCCGCCTGTTGCTGGCCAGTAGCTGCGACTGGGATTGGGCCAGCTCCAACTCTTGCATGCGATAGGCGACACGCCGTTCGATGTAACTGCGGTTGTGCGTGGGCAAGGGCATGTCAAACAACTGCGCCCACAGTTTTTTCAGCTCAGCAAAGGGTGTGCTGGGCAATTGCGCCACGCGAGCAGCAATGCCAGGCTGGGTGGTGGGGGTTGCGATGGTTTTTTTCATTCAAACGCCTTTCGTTTTGGCCAGCAGTGCCGTTCTGACGGCGCTGCGGACTTGGGATATGGGGTTTGAATGAACGCGCTGTGGCGGGCAGAAGCCAAGGTCTTTCTGCGGTTCTCTTTCCTCGCGCAGGCGTGGCGGCGTGCGAAGTCTGACGATGCCCAGCGCAAGAATGGCAGCAACTTCGGCCAGTCGCGCCTCGGGACTCATGCAGACGGGATCAAGTGGGTGTATTGGTTTCATGGGTAGCAGTCCTTCGTCAAAAATCACTTGACGCAAGTCTGCTGATCTGCCCCTATGAATACCATCGCAATATCAGCAAGCGTTGCGGGCAACTGCGGAGACTTGCGAACGTGGAGGTCGGCTAACTCACGACCAGCAATGCGCACTCAGCTTTGCGGCGTGCCACCAGTCCCGGCAGCACTTTTCCACCACCGTATATCCAGCGGCGCAGCTCCGTGGCCACGGCAGCCCAGTCCCGCTGATTGATCCGTCGCCGCAGCGTCGAGGTTTGCAAACGTCCTGCGCCAAGGTTGAACGTGAAGTCCACGATGGCGGCGAGCCGCCCCTCCGACTCTGTAGCAAGCACCGGACAGTAGCGCAGCGTCGCGGCGAGCGCCGTTTGCAGGTCGTGTGCCAGATAGACCTCGGCTTCGTTCTCCGTAATCGGCGGGTGCGTCGGCGCGCACAGATGGCCGTAGCCAATCGTCCAATACCCTGCGGGGCAGATGTACGGATGCGCGCGTCCAGGATCGGCCTTTGGCACCCGGTGGAATCCCTCGAAGCGCTTGGCCAGCTCGATGGCCGTTTTCGGCACTTCGATCACCACTTGCGTCATGGTCTCACCCGGTCGAACACGCGCCCCAAGAACCAGAAGTTCAGCACCCCAGCCCATAACGCCTGATCGGCTTCCGTCCAAGCGTGCAGGATGGCCGTTCCCCAATCAGCGCCAGCGGTGACGGCGGCCGCGAACGCCGCCGTCTTGGCAGCGCAGTACAGCGCCATGAACCAGTAGGTGATCACCGGCCTCACACTGACCGACAAAGCATCGGCCCACTTCACGCCAGAAGGTCTGCCTTGTGCGGCCACCGATTCACGCAATGCCTCAATGGCTCCGACGTTCCACGCCGCATCGGCGCTCGCGCCAATCTCTGACATTCGCTGCGCACCGCGCAGCTTCTCGAACTCCAGCGCCTTGTCCTGCATCGCCAATTCGTGACCACGCTCGCCCTTGCGGTCGATCCACTTCAGAATTTCCGGCGCGAGGCGAAACGCGCCGCCAAGCAATCCACCAAGAAGTGTTTCGATCATTGGGCGCCTCCCATCAGCTTGAGCTTGATGGCGGCACCGACCAGCAGCGCGGCCAGGATGCCGGTGGTGATGACCTTGACGGTGGTCTGCCACGCCGTGCGGCGGGCATCGCGCCAGGCCCACAGCAAATCGCGCAGTTCACGGATGTCACGGGCTGCGTGGCCGTTTTCCAGTCCGAGGTGGGCCAGGACGCGTTCAGCACCCCGTTCAGCAGCACGATCCAGCAGGGCTTCAAAATCGTCCTGTGGCAGGCTGACCATGCTCTCGCTGGTCGAGTTGGGTTGGACAGAGGGGTTCATTGGCGTTCTCCAAAAAAAGAACCCCGCCCATCCGCTCACGGAATGTGAGCATCAGGGCGGGGTTCAGGGTTGAATCAGTTGGTTTTCAGATTTCGATGATTTCCAGCACCAGGCTGGGGGCGATACCTTCAATGGCGTCGTCGCGGACGAACACCTTCTGGCCAAGGGCCGCAGAGCCCCTTGCCTTGATTCGGCCACCACCGGGCAATGCGACCGTGACCACGCCGGAGCCGACGTCGATCACGGTGCCCGCCTGCAGCGGCGGGTCGGGGATCAGCTGGCGAAACTGCCAGTACACGTTGTTCAGGAGGTTATGCATAGGCCTGCACTCCCAGCGTCTGCCAGACCTCGGGCATCCCGGCTTCCACTTGGGTCGCGCGGACGATGCCCAGCCGGGTGACGCTGCCGTCCTGGTACTCCACGAACGCACCGGGCTCGATGATTCCGGTCTCGGCGAGCACCGGTAGGCGCAGGCTGACCTCGAGCTGGTGACCGGTGTCGGCCAGCACGGCTGCGCCACGCTGCCGCGCAACGACGGCCTCGGTGATCAGCGGGTCGACGACCATCGGTGCGAGCACTTCTCCGGCAGTCCCCGCTCGGGTCACCTGCCCGATGACGCCGACATCCTGTCCGGACACGAACACGCGGTTGTAAGCGGGCTTCTCCACCCAGCGCAGCGACTCGCGGGCCACCGCATCTACGGGCAGCACGAATTCCGGCGTGACGGTGTTCCACTCCCAGGGCGCGACCGGATACCGGTGGCGCACGCGGATGCTCTGGTCGGACGGATGCGGGATCAGGTAACCCCCGGCCGCCCTGGCAATGGCAACCAAGGCTTCCATCCACGTACCCTGCTGGGTGAATACCCCGGTCGGGACGTCCCAGTCGGTCAGGCCCCAATCGACCGCCCAGCCCAGCGGGATGCCGTTGATCGTGAGCACGTCATCCATCAACTGCCGAGCAGTGCGGCCCTCGGTGTTCGAGAACGTCATCACCGGCGCGTAGGGCGCGGCCAGAACGGCGTTGCGCCCGCGTCCGGAAATGCGGATGCTGGCGTCATCAAAGCTGCGCTCGCGGCTGATGCTCTCTGCCAGCACGCGAAACGGGGTGCCGTTGACACTGGCCACGAGTTCGACGGGCCCGGACGCGCTGCCGGGTGCGACCAATGCCTCGGCCCTGGCGGGCAGCACCGCATCGAAGCCCCACGCCCACGATGCGGCATCGAGCGACAGCGAGAGATTGAACACCAGCACCGGCGCGCCATCGGACACGCGGTACAGGGTCACGTTGTTGATCACGAAATACACCCTTCGAACAGGAACGACCACCGGCTCCCCATCGGGAGGCGGTGGGTTGATGTGGCTTTCACAAACGAACAGCAAGTGGCTTTCCGCTGGGGCCAAAGCGACGAACAACAGATGCGCGCTCGGCGTGTAGCAAGGTGTCGGTGCTGGCGGTTGTGGAACCACCCAGACGCTGATCCCCGGCGGTGGCGGCACGGCGTCCTGATACCGGCCACGCCACCCCTTGAGTGACGGGATGGCACTCTGAAAATCACTCCCTTGACGCTGGGTGAGCAGCCGCGCGACCTCCCAGAAAATCACCCGCCCCGCGCGCTTGGTGCGGTCACCGTCCTGATGCCGGAACCGCGTGGCATCTCGCAGAGGGCCTGCGTTCTGGAACAGACCGCGTTGGACCGCCGCAAAACGAGTGGCGTCCTGGTGCGCGAACCACGTCGAATCTTGCAGTCGGGTCGCTTCTTGGTGGCGAGCGCCGCGTTGCTCCGGAGCGGCCGCCAGCACCGGTGGCAACTTGTGCTCGATGCCTTGAGGAATACCCAAGGTACGCCGCCAGAATGCGGCCCAACCAGCGGGCGTTGCGGCGGCGTCCTGCTGGCCCTGCGCGGCACCGTCCTCGGTCTGTCTCGCCAATTGCCAAGGGTGACCGTGCGCGGGACATCGCCATCAACCAACAGAGCGAGATCTCATCCAAGGGCGTGATGGCCAGATCCGTGAGCGCAACAGCTACGGTGACGACCCGTTCCCGCCCAAGGGCTGACGTGGAGGCTGGCCTCGCGGGTTTGCCGTTGTGCTTTGCTCGTGCA